GGGTCGCCCATGTTCAGGGGCGCGGTCGGATCGACCCCGAGGCGGCTCGCCACGGTCGCCGCATACTTGCCGGTGTCGTTCTCGGAGGGCGGGGCCCAGCGCCCGACGATTCCGGCTACAGTGTTGAGGCCGTGCTTGGTCGCATAGGTCTGCAGGTTGCGGTCCGCCGCCGCCCAACCCGCCTCGGGCGTCGAGAAGACGGCGTACCGACCATCGGAGCCGGTCATGCCATCCCAGCCGACGGTGGCCTCCAGGTTCAGCGGGTTGTTGTTCCGCAGGCCCCGCGGTGCGTTGGCGTCACCTCGGTCGCCGGGTGGGGCTCCACCGGCGCCACCACGGCCGACCTCCACCAGCCGCTCGCCCTGACCGAGGGTGCGGAGTTCGGGATCCGTGTAGACGACCTGACCGGTCGGCTTCACCAGCGAGCGGCCGACCACCTTCGGCGCCGTCTTCTCCAAGTAGTCCTTTAGGCCCAGCGCTTGCGTGTAGACCGTCGCCAGATTGGCGTCAGTGGGCTCGAAACCCGCAAGCTGCTCGTCCGTGTAGCCGGCTGCTTTGAGGTCCGTCACGTGGGCCGCGATATAGGCCTTGCGGGCGGCCATGTCGGTTTCGGGGATCTCGCCGAGCGGCGCCACGATCTCGGCGACACGGCTTGCATGCTCATGCGCCGTCTTCTTCTTCTGCTCGTCGGCCGCGTCCAGTGCCGCCTGCAGGTCTTTGGCGATCTCGAAATCGCCGCCAGCATAGGCCGAGGTCACGGCCTCGGCGCCCTGCCCGGCCGCGACCCTCGCGCCGTACTCCTTCTTGCGCGCGGCCGCCGCCTGTTCCGCGCCCATGCTCTGGATCGCGACGCCGGTCTTCATGTCGTAGGGCAGGATCTCGCGAGCGGCCCCGGCATAGTCCCCAGACGTCATCAGGGAGCCGGCGCGCTGGGTCGCCCGGTCGCTGCGGCGCGTCATGCCTGCCTGCTGGCCTGCCTCAAGGGCGCCAATCCAATCGCGGGCGTCGGGGACGTAGAGGTCACGCATCTGCCATCCCCATCAGATCGAGTACTGTTTCGGCAGGCTCGGCGTGGTCTTGCCGAACCCACCGGACAGGTAGTTGCCGGCCAGGTAAGCCCCGGTCGTCATCAGGTTGCCGACGCCCTGGTTCCAGGCGTTGGCCCCTGCGATCGCAGCGTCGCCCCGGGCATTCGCTGCGGTCTGGTTCGCGGCATTGGTGCTCTGGGCGAAGGTTGTGGCCGCCGAGGAGTTCGACGCGTTCGCCGAAGGGCCGAAGCCGGCCAGCGTCATCAGCTGGTTGTTGCGAGTGTCGTAGCGGCCGGTCGTGAAGCCCCGATCGTCGGCGTAGAGGCCGTCGGAGCGGGTGCGATCGGTCACGAAGTCCCCGCGGGCGTCGCGGGCCTGGCCGTAGCCGAAGCCGCGGTCCTCGGAATAGATCGAGTCGTTGCGGGACCGGTCGAGGTTGGCTTGGCCTTGGGTGAAGTTCCGCCAGTCGGTGTAGCCCTGGCTCGCCAGATCCTGGTTGAACCGCAGCGCGCCCTTGACGCGCGCCCCACTCATCAACCCGCCGCCGGCCGAGGCGACGTGGTCCAGGGCGAGGTTGCCCTGGCTCACGCGGAACTGGAAGTCCGGCGACTCCGCATACTGCTTGTAGGACAGGTCCGGAGCCGAGGCCGTCATCCGGGCCGGCGCGACATAGGGCGAGGGGCCGGCGCCGACATCGGGCCGGGCGCCGACGCCATAGCCGTTCGGGGCCGTCGGATCGGTATAGCCCTCGGCCGGCGTGTAGCCGGCGTCGAGCGGTGAGGCGGTCATGGGCAGCGCGCGGTTCTCCGGCTTGCCGAAGTTGACCCAATGCTCTTGGGCGACCTGTTGCAGAGAGGTCGCGGAGCCCTCGGCAACCCGCTGCTGCGCGTTCGCCAGCACGTCGGGGTTTTGTTGCAGGTAGGCGTCCCAGTCGGGGCCTTCGGGCGGGGCCGCCGTGCCGCCGGTGCGCGGATCGATCCGCGCCGCTTCGCTGACGCGGGCGGCGTTCTTGGCGTCGGTCATGCTCACGGGGCTCCCGAAGGAGTCGGCCGCGTAGCGCGTCGTCGCGGCCCGGTCGTTCGGCTCCAGCGGCGAGGTCCCCGCCGTCCCGCGCGGGTTCGTCATCGACACCCCGCCCACGCCCGGAACCGGCGTCGAGGCATAGGTCGGGGCCGATCCGCCGGTCATGCTCGGGTTCAGCCCGAACGCATGCGAGACCGCGCCCGCTGCGCTGACGCCGACCTGGCGGAAGGGCTCATTGTCGGCGCGGGTCTGGTTGTAGATTCGCTCGTTCAGCGCGTTGGTCTCGCGCGCCGCCTCGGCCTGCTGGTCCGCGGCGTAGTTCGCGGCTTTCGACGCCTTCGATGCGCCGAGCGCCGTTGCGCCGGCGCCGATGGCGGCGGCCCCGAGGATTGCGGTGGTCGTTCCGATCATGGGCTCAACCTCTTCACGAAGGCGACCTCGGTAGGGACATATCCGGCGCGCGCGTAGACTCGGCGGATCGCCGGCTCGCGATCACCGGTGAGGCCGGAACAGGTGAGGCACTGGGCGCCGTGCTCTCGGGCCCACGCCTCCAGCGCCTGACGCAGCGCCTGGCCCTCCGACCTGGCCCACCAGAACAGTTCGGCGACCATCCGTACGGCTGGGTTGAAGTAGAACGGGCTGAACACACCCCCGATCATCCCATCGTCGGACAGGAAGATGACGCCCTGCTCGATCATGCCGGAGGCGAATACCGCGAAGGCCACGGGATCCAGCGGGACCCAACTGTAAGGGCATTCAGCGAGGAATTCGGCCCCAAGCTCGACGATGCGCGGGATGTCGTCTTGGGTAGCCCGCCGGATCATGAGAGCGCCGTGACCACGCCGTTGACGACCGTGATGGAGGCCGGCGGCGTCTTCGTGGCCGACACGCCGGCGACCTTGGTGAACGTATCGTCCCCCGTCTGTACCAGGACCCCTGCTGAAGCGCTGAGGCCTGCGAGCGCCGTCAGGGTGTCGTCTTCGGGCTGCAGGCCGGCATTCACGCCCCCGGCCCGCTCCAGCAAGTTCTCCAAGAACGCCCGCCACGGCGCGCTGACGTGGCCTTGGCGGTCGAGGAACGGGATGTTCGCCGGCGGGATCTGGACGAGCACGCTCATGCTTCGACATCCGCCTCCGCGTAGATGCCGAGCACCGCGCGCTTGACCGGGTCGGTGATCCGCAGTCGCCAGGCCATCGACCGGCCCTGGCCCTGCATGCCGAACAGCACCCGCCTGTCGCGCTCGCCGGCCTTGCCGAGGCTTCGCAGTTTCCGGGGGCCGAAGTCGCGGCCGTTGCGGGTCTTCTCGCAGCTCATCTTCGGGTCGAGGCTGACCGAACCGACTCCGGTCTCGGCGACCACCTCAAGATCGCTGACGGTGAGCCGCTTGTTCTGCGCGTAGGCGTAGGGCGTGACGATCTCGAACTCGAGCGGCTCGCCGGCCTCGTCGTAGGCGGCCTCGTCAAGCTTGTAGACCGTGCCGTCCGCGGCGGAGCCGAAGAGCGACAGGCCATAACAGTCGAGGAACACCCGAGCCCGCCACGAACCCAGCTGATAACTGCCCCGCTCGTGCCAGCGATCGGTGGACTGGTCGTAGACGACGCAGCCATCCGGGTTGCGGAAGACCACGAAGAGGTGCTCGCCTTGGACGTGGGCCGAGGTCACCGTCGCTGACTTGTCGGACCAGGCGGCGATCAGGTCATTGACAGGCCCCGTCGAGATCACCGTGGCGGTGAGGCCGTCGAGCCGTCGCGCCGTGCCGTCCTGAGCCAGCCAGAAGGCGGTGTCATTGGTTGCGCAGGCCGCGTCCCGTCCGGCTATCCCGCAGTCGATCAGGATGTCTTGGTACGGTGTGAACGGGAAATCGGCGCCGCCGGTGTTCTGCTGCGCCTCGATGGTCTTGGTCCCGCCGAGATAGAGGGTCTTGCGCAGCACGAAGGCGCCTACCAGCAGGTCCGGCTTCCATTCCGCCGAGGCGAAGTCCAGCGCATCATAGTTGGTGGGGTCGGCCAAGGCCGAGATGAAGAAGATCTGGGTGCCGACCTCGCCGAAGATGAAGTAGCCGCCACTCCAGACGACCCACGCGGCGGCCGGCGCGTCAGGGTCGGTGACGATGCCGAAGGTGGTCCCGTTCCAGATGTAGATGGCGCCCTCGGTCGTCAGCACCACGTTGGCCCCGTCGGTCGCCATGCTGACCAGGTCGGCGTTCGGCACGGTGCCGAGCTCGGTCTCGGTCCCGGCCGCGTCGATCAGGTAGAGCCGGTTGCCCGCGACGAAGTAGGCCTGAGCCGCCATCTCGACGGCCCCGCGGACGGCGCCTTGCAGCCCTGTGGCCCACGCCGTGAGGCCGGACGTGCCGTAGATCGGCGTCGGCTCCTTGCCCTCCGGAACGGTCTCCAGGAAGGCGTTCAGCAGGCGTTCGCAGCTCTCGGCCGGGGAGCGGGCCTTGCTGGACTTCTTGCCCAGCGGGAGCGGGATGCGCTGGCCCATTAGAAGTACTCGGCGCGGGTCTCTTCGCGCTGCTCGGTCGGCTTCAGGGCCGCCAGGCGCGCGCGGGCCGGGTCGACGCCCTCTTCATAGCCCTTGCCGCTCCGCCCGAAGTCCGGCGCGCAGAAGCCGGCGACATAGGCCCGCAGCGGGAGCGTGACCGCGGCCGGGATGTCGTCCTCGTCCCACCAGCACAGCCCCTTCTCCAGCAGTTCGGCCCGGCAGCCGTCGATGTAGAGGTCGAGAAGGCTGGCCTGCTCCGCGCTCGGGTTCTCTGTCTCGTCGATGACGGTCAGGTGCATCAGGATCAGGCGGCGCAGGTCAGCCTTCGTCGCCACGGGTCACTCGTCCCCGTACTCAAACTCGGCCTCTTCGAGCGTGGCCTGCAGCTTCTTTGCATTCCACTTCTCGTCGAACTCCAGGTCCGGGTGCTCGACCTTCAGCGCGGTCAGCCGGGCGATCGCCTCCGTCTTGCCCAGGCGGCCGCCCTTCCGGCCGTTGCGGTCGTGGTCGAGTGGGTCCCGGTGCGTGGCCGCTTCGTCGGGCACGTAGGGCTCCGCATCGCCCTCTTCGGTCGCGAAGTGGTTATTGCCGGCGATGGCGCTCTCCAGCGCCGGCGGAACGCCGACGAAGCGGTCGCGCGGGAAGTAGGCGTAGGACGGGGCGCCGGTCGGGCCGTGGCCGAGGCGGCAGACCTTGGGGCCGGACCCGTCGTCGTTCGGGTCGCCGATGAATTTCGCCTTCATGGGATTATCCTCTCGGGCTGATGCGGCCCGGCCGCGTTCAGGTGGTCGGATCAGCCCCAGGACGTGCCGGAGGCCGTGGAGACCTTCAGTGTCGCGCCCACGGGCTTGCGGACCGCGACGTACTGGTCGGCAGGCTTGGCAGTGTCGGTCAACGTGCCCGCGAAGATGCCGGTCGCCGCCGTGACGAGCGTGAAGTGCTTCTTGGCGGTGAGGGTGGTGAGCGGGGAACCGGTCGAGGCGACCAGCGTGCCGGAATAGGTATCGGCGGTGAAGCCGATGCCGGTCGCGTCCTCGCTCATCCAGAGTTCGAGTTCGTGCACGGCGGCGACCGTCGCGCCATTGCCGTCGACCGCGGTGACGGTGATCAGCATGCCGTTGGCGGCGCCGGCCGCCAAGGCGATCGTCACGTCAGTTGCGGCGTTGGCCGCGACGGCGGCGGTGGCGTAGATGGTCTGCGCCGGACCGCGGGTCGGGAGGCGGAAATCCTTGGCGGTGTCGGCGGCCAGGTATTCGTCGCCAGCCGTGGGCGTCGAACTGCAGGCGATCCGCACCGCGCTCGTCGAGACCACTCGCGCCAAGGCGGTGTTGGAGAGCAGCGTGAAGGCCGCGTCGAGCGCCTGGCCGCGGGTGACTTTGTGGGGCGGATAGACCGGCGCCCCGGTGATGGGATCGACCGCTCCGAACTCGAAGATGGCAAGCGTCATGAGCGGGGCTCCGGCTCAGGGTGAAACGGGAAAGATGGGCGGCCCCGCGGAGAGGCCGCCCACGGTCGCCTACGGGACGTAGTAGAGGACGCAGACCCAGAGCACGCCGGTGCCGCCAGCGTTGGCCGCCGTGTTGACGACGCCTTGGATCGTGGTCTCACGCGTGAAGATCACCGGCCCAGACTTCAGCGTGCCGTTCAGCTGGTAGAGGATCGAGACCTCCGGCTTGACCTGGGAGACGGCGTCGCCGTCCAGGGTGCCGAAGTTGCCGAAGCCGTCCGGGTCGGCCGCGTCCGGCGTGGTGGTTCCGCCGTTCGCCGCCCAGCCGATATCGATGTCCAGCGCCTCGGTGCCGGTGTCGATGTCCTCGCCGCGGAACCAGCCGCCGATCACCACGGCGCCCGCGGGCACCTTGCAGAACTTGATGACGTCGGCCGCGGTCGGGTTGGCGGCGAGCGTGTACTTGCCCCAGGCCACGCAGAGGTTGGCGGGGCCGTTGCCTTGGGTCACCGGGAAGGTCGAGGCCGCCCGGTCAGCAGTGAGAGTGGCCATGCCACTGCTCCTTTCGTGAGAGAGCGGGCGGCCCGATCAGGAGCCGCCCTCAGGTTTCAGGGGGGGGCTTCGACCTAGTCGGCGACGCAGGCGAAGTAGCCGGTGACCATGCCGTTGTCCTTCAGGTCATCGGTATCGCCGGAGCCGGAGCCGAAGGTGATCTTGCCGAAGCCGTCGATCGCCTCGATCGCGGTGCCGACCTTGTCGCCGTAGTCGAATTCCTTCGTCTTCGACATCCAGCGCTTGGCGACGCCGTAGCCGATGGCCTGGGCGCCCAGCAGGAAGACCGGGGCGACGTCGATGGACCCGTTGCCCACGCCGGCGATGACCGGCATGTCGTCGAGTTCCTTGATGATCACGCCGCGCCACATCAGGTCGCCGCCCTCGAAGAGCCGCGCGGCCTGGCCCTCGGCCGTGGTGTCGTCCATCACCCCTTCGAGGTCGGTCGACAGGTCCCGGAAGCAGTACGGATGGGCGTAGGCCACGTAGTACCGCTTGTTGTTGCCCGAGTCCTTGTACGGCCGGATCTTCGGCGAGGCCGTGGTGGCCATACGCTTCATCAGCTCGATCGACCCGCGCTTCAGGATGTCGTTGGTCGAGTCGACCGTGGCCAGCGAGGTCGAGTGATCCAGCGACACCGCGTTGGCGCGGGCGGCGCCGAAGAGCACCCGGTCGGCGTTGTCGACCAGCCAGGCGTCCTTCTGGGCCTCGGTGGCCGAGGCGTAGGCCACGCCGTTCTTCGAGTGCATCGCGGCGATGATGGCGTCGCGGGTGTTCTCGTCAGCCCAGGTCTTGAGCGCCGGCTTGTGCGCGGCGCGGATGCCGATGGCGCTGCGCTGGTCTTCCATCTCGGCCGTGCGCACCGCATGGCGGCGCTTGTTCACGGTGAGCTTGAAGGACCGGCTGGTCATATCCTCCTCGTTGCCTTCGAGGACGTCGGTGCCGGTCGTCGCCGCGTTGGTCAGGCGGTTGATCAGGGCGAAGGTGACAGAGTCGCCCTTCTTCTTGGTGAGGTCTTCCTTGATCTGCAGGATCGAGTTCTCGCCCTCGCCGTAGAGGATCGAGAACTGGTTCTCCTGGATGTATTCGACGAAGAACTCGTCGTCCCACTGCTGCACAGTGAGACCGGAGGCCGCGCGGGTGTCCGCCATGGCTGGGTTTCCTTCAGAGGAAGAGCGGCGTCATCGCGACGCTGCCGGTTCGGTGGGATGCGCTACCTCTTGCCGAGGATCGCGCTGACGGGGGTCGGGCCCGCGAAGGTCCCGCCGCGTTCCCGTTCGCGCGGCGCCGCTGCGCGGGCCGTCGAGGCTGGGGCGGGCGGCGCGGACCGCATCTGCGGAGGGTCGCGCCGGGCCGGCGTGTGCTGGCTCTCGGCTTCCATCTCCGCGCGAAGTTCTTGGCGCATCCGCTCGCGTTCGGCTTCGCGCCAGGCGTTGGGGTCTTCGCCGATCTCTGCGGCGAGCTTTTCCTTGACGTAGGTGCTGTGCGCCGCACGCCAAGGATCGCGCTGCTTCAGCGCCCATTCCTCGATGTCCGGCCGGGTGGCCAGCCAGTCGCGGGTCTCTTCGAAGGCCGTCTCGCCGTGCTTGTCGACGAAGCGCTCCTCTGACCGTTCGAGACGGCCGATCAGGGCGTCGCGTTCCCGGATGGCGTTGGCCTCGGCCCACGTCAACGGGCGGTTCGGGTCGTCCTGTTCCGCGGGCTCGCGCCGCGGCTGCTGCTGTTCGAGTTGGGCCGCGCGCTGCTCCGCCGCCTGGCGGGCCTTGCGCTCCTTCTCGATCTCCTTCCGATACCAGAAGGGCTGTTCCCGCTCCGGCTTGGCGGCCGGGTCGGTCGGGGTCTCCGCGGCGGGCGCGGGCTGTGCCGCCGGGGCGGCTGCCGCTGCGGCCGGGGCCGCGGCAGGCTTGGGTTCTGGTCCGACCTCGCGCTCCGTCTCGTGCTCCGGCGTGGGCTCGTGGGAGTCCCGGCCGTCGAGAATGGCGGACAGCGAGGACGGCTCGGCGTTTTCGGTCTCGGCCGCCGGAGCCGTGTCTTCAACCTCAGGGGTCTTGGGCATGCGATATGCGGCGTCTCTCGACGGCGCTCCTCGGGCTAACCGGCCCGGTCGGATCGACCGCTAGGCGCGGCGGATTTTAGTGCTATGTTTCGCGACCGCTCCGTTCTGTGAGGGCCGCATGAAGCTTCTTCAGCTCGCCTGGGATCATCCCGCGACGACCGCCCTTCTGGTTCTAGCGGCCGTGGCGGCGGTTCCTGCGTTCGTCACCCATCCCGTCTGGGCTTCGGCAAGTGCGCTGATCGCGGGCCTTTCCATTCACAAGGCTTTCCAGCGTGCCGCAGCGGAAGCTGCCGCTTGGCGAGCGGCGATGAACAAGGAACACGAAGTGCTGCTGGCCGGCGTTCAGGAGCGGCGCGCTGAGAGCGCCCCTTGGACCGAGGCGGGCCGCCGCGCCCTGGCGACTCTGCAGAACCGCTGAACCCCCGGCCTCACGCCACCATCATCCCCGGCCGCGTGCCGCTCGTCAGCCCAGCGCTAGGGCCAGGAGGCGGCCCCGGGGCCGGTTCGGGTTGCGGCGGCGGCATCGGGCCGCCCGGACCCATTGAGAGCCCTGGCGGAGCCTGAGGCGGCCCTGGCAGGCCCATTTCCGGGCCGCCTCCGCCGGGCAGGTCGTGGATGCCCTCGCCGACGTCCGGGCGCGGCGGCTCCCGCACCGGCTGCGCGATGCTGGCCATGTTGGCCTCGCCATCGGTCAGGTTCTTGTAGGTCTTCGACCGCGTCTCCGCGATCTTGGCCTCCGCCGCCTCGCGCGCCAGGCGTTCTGCGTCCAGCGCTTCCGGCGGCTTCTCC